GCGGTCTGCGTGCAGTCGATGACTCTGACCCTGGAGCCTGAGCTGTTCTTCCGGGACTATGCCGGCTGCAGCAAAGAGGTCCAGATCGTGAATCACGTCGTTTCGGGCACGATCACCATCGTGCGCCCGGCTGACCTGGCCACGTTCAACCCCTACGCGCTCTGCACCAACGGCACCCGCCAGGCCATCACGCTCACTCATGGCACCGCCGCCGGCAACAGGGTGATCCCGACGATCCCCTATGCCGTGTTCGGAGCACCCACCGAGGTGGACCTCGGCGGCACCTATGGCCTGCAGCTGCCGTTCGTCGGGAAGAACAGCGCCCCCGGCGCCACCGATTCCATGACCCTGACATTCACCTGAGCCAGGCGGCTCAGGCTGGTGATTCTGAACCTTCACTACACCACCACCCCATGGGATTCAAGCTCTCCGTCGCTACTAGCTACGAATGGAAAGTGGCCGGCAAGCTGGCCAACGAAAGCTATAGCTTTACCGCTGAATTTGCCTTTCTCGATCAGGAGCGGATCGACTACTTACTGGTGGCATCAGCAAGGCGATCAGCACTCCTGAAGCGCGGCGAGGATGACCCTGAACTGGAAGGGGTCAACCATCGGACCATCGCGGCCGAGGTGTTGGTCGGTTGGTCTGGTGTGACCGACGACGAGGGCGATCGGTTGGGCTTCACCGCCGCATCAAAGGACAAAATCCTGAGAATCCAGGGGGTGGCCCAGGCCGTGTGCGATGCCTGGGCCGAGAGCCTGGAGGGAGCCAAGCGGGGAAACTCCAAGGCGCCGCGCGGCATTGGCTGAGCGGCGCAAGGCCAGTTGATACAGAGCGGCTGAGGCAAGAGGCCGAAGGCCTGGGCTTGAACGCTGAGGCCGTTGCCGAGCTGATCGGCACGCAAGAGCCCGAGCATTTTGAAGTCTGGCCCGAGAACTGGCCGGCGGCGGAGCTCTTCATGCGCTGCCAGACCCAGTGGCGCACCGACAACGGCCACCGCACCGGCCTGATCTATTCCGAGCTGATCGCCATCGGTAGCCTGTATTCAGTGGAGAACCTGGGCCAAGTCGTGGAAGACGTGCAGGTGATCGAGGCCGAGATTCTGAATCAGGGGGCTAAAAGCTGATGGCCATGAACATGGATGCCCTGCTGAGGATCGCCGCCAAGGTCACTGGCGGCGAGCAGATCACAGCGCTGCAGGGCAAGTTCAGGCAGGTGGAGGGCGCCGCGCAGACACTCACCAGCAGGATCGGCCCGCTGAGTGGGGCCCTAGGCGCATTGGCGCCGGTGGCCACCGTGGGCGGCCTGGCGGCGCTGGTGGGCAGGACGATCGAGGCGGGCGACACGTTCAACGACCTCAGCCAACGTACCGGCGTGAGCGTGGAATCCCTGGCCCGGTTCAACAAAGCGGCGGCCACCAGCGGCACCGACATCGACTCGGTGGCCAAGGCGCTCGGCAAGCTCAGCAAGGGCATGTACGAAGCCGCCGAGACCGGCAAGGGCCCCACGGCAGCTGCCTTGAGGACGTTGGGAGTGAGCGCCAAGGATGCAGCCGGCAACCTGAAGACCGCCGATCAAGTCACTCTCGAGATTGCCAGCAAGTTCAAGGCCATGCCTGACGGCGTGGAGAAAACAGCGCTGGCGATGCAGTTATTTGGCAAGGCTGGCGCCGAGATGATTCCGATGTTGAACGAAGGCGGCGCCGCCATCGAATCGCTTAGCGTCAAGATGACCGGCGCCTTTGCAGAAAAAGCCGACGAATATAACGACAAGCTGGCCATGCTGGGCGGCAAGGTCGGCGCCCTGGCCACTGGGATCACCGTCGCACTGTTGCCGGCTCTTGATGCCACTGTCACCGTGCTCACGCTGGTGGTTGATGGCTTTGCCAATTTGCCCGGGCCCATCCAGGCCATCGTTGGCGGCCTAGCCCTGCTGGCGGTGAGCTTCACGGTGCTGGCCCCGATCGTGGCCAGCGTGCTCACGGTGCTGGGTGCGTTCCAGGGCCTCGCGATTGGCGCCACCATTGCTGGATGGCTGGGCGCGATCGGGCCGCTGACCACGGCACTGGCCACGTTTGCCGCCGCCATCGTCGGCTGGCCGTTGCTGATCGGTGCGGCTCTGGTGGCCGCGGGCGCGCTGATCTACGCCTTCCGCGATGACATCGGCAAGGTGATCGCCGCCATCGGCAAGACCATCCGCACCGGTATCAGCGCCGTGTGGGACTGGGCAAGCGGCGCCATGGGCAACGTGGCCACGGCACTGGCCGCGCCGTTTGAGAGCGCCGCCGGGGCCATTAAGAACGTGCTCCGCAGCGTGCTCCAGTTCGGCGCCCGGGTGATCAACACCTTCCTGGGTGCCATCAACCAGATGATCGGTGCCGTGAATGCCATCGCCGGCCGCCTCAATCTCCCCCAGCTGCCCACCTTTGGCGCCGTGTCGGTTCCCAGCTTCGAGGGCGGCGGCTACACCGGCAGCGCCCCGCGCTCCGGCGGCCTCGACGGCAAGGGCGGCTTCATGGCGATGTTGCACCCCCGCGAAACCGTGATCGACCACACAAGGGCCCGGGCCGGCGGGGGGAGCTCCACCCCCACCAACATCAGCATCCCGATCCAGACCGGCCCGGTCTACCAGCTGCCCGACGGCACCGACACCGTGAGCATGCAGGACTTCCAGGCCGGCATGCAGGCCCTGGCCGCCGGGATCCTGGGCCAGCTCGGCACACCTGCCGGCCGCGTGGCGCTGCGGGGTGCCTGAGCATGAGCACCGCGCAAGCTGCATTCCTGGAGCTGGGCGACGGGTTCGGCACCACCTTCGCTCGATGGCAGTCCTATGCGATCGATCAGATCCTGAGCTGGGATTCCCAGTCCTGGACCTATCAGCAGCTGGACTGGGCAGGCATCACCTCAGGCCAGGCCGTGGGCGATCAGGCCAACATCACCCTGCCGGCGGTGCCATCGGTTCTTCATCTGACCGAGCGGGCCAGGGCGGGCGCCTGGGTGGCCACACTGCGGGTGATCCAATGGGATGAAGAGCTGAGCTCCACTCCACCGGCCAGCGGCTATGTCCTGGCGGCCAGCTGCGTGGGCCAGGTGATCGGGGCCGGCGGCAGCCTGACGCAGATCACCTGGAAGCTGGGCTCTGCCCTGTCACCAATCGGGTCGCAGTTCCCGCCGCGCACGGCCATCACGGCATTGATCGGGGTGCCTTGCCGGTTATGACCGAATCCACCGCCTTCTCTGCCTCTGCCCGCACAGGTTCCAGCAGAGCAGCTCGGCCACCAGCGGCTCGCGCCAGCATCGCCCTCGCTGCGACTTTTGCCCCTGCCGCAGCCGCCCAATCCGGCAACCTCCCGCCGCCGGCCGCTGCCGTCGCCGCCGCCGGTAACTCGCCGCTGCAGGTGCCTCAGGCGGCCATGGTTGTGGGTGAGCCCATCCCGGTGATCTGGGGCCGCCGCCGCGGCTACGTCGGCGGCGTTTTGGTGTTTCCCCGGGCCACCGAGGCCAGGTTTGAGAACAACTCAACCACAGTGACCAGCCGCTACCACCTGGTGATCTGCGATGGCCTGCTGCCGGACATCCAGCGGCGCGACGTGCGACTGGGTGAATGCCGAATTGGCACCTTCTCCCAGAACTACAACCAGCGGGCCGGATCCTGGACCCCCGGCAACTTCGCCACCGCGCAAACCGCTTACACCGTGCCGGCCTTCCCGACCTTCACCGGCGGCGGCGGCAACTACCAAGACCTGAGCACCTTTGAGGCCGGGGCCACGTTCACCGGCGGGTCTGACGATTGGCGCCTGGGCTGGAACATCTTCCTGCGCGGCGGCACGATCGTGGAGCGCGGGCGGCTGCTTGACTCCACAGTGGCCAGCTCCGACAACATTGCCGACCTGGTGCTTTGGGCCCTGCAGCGGTCCGGCCGGGTGCCCGATGCAATGATCGATTTCCCCAGCCTCATCGCGGCTGCCAGGTTCACCGAGGCCAACGGGCTCTGGTGCAACGGCGAGTTCAGCGGCTCGACCAACCTGGGAGATTGGCTGATTGGAATCCTGCCGCAGTTCCTGCTGCGTGAAACCAAGGTCGCCGGGCGGTTTGGCCTTCGGCCGCTGGTGCCCACCAACAGCGACGGCACGATCAACACCGCGGCGATCGCCCCTGCGTGGGTCTTGACCGAGGCGGCGATCAAGCCCGAGAGCTATCAGATCGAGTTCAACGATCCGGCCAGCAGCAGGCCCACTCCGCTGGCGATGCTCTGGCGGCAGCAGCACGACGACACCGATGCGCCGATCGCGCGGACGCTGATCGTCGGCGATCCCAATGCACCAGGCCCACCCGAGCAGCACGACCTTAGCCAGTTCGCCACCAGCGAAAACCATCCGGCCAAGGTGGGCACCTATAAATTCACCCGGCGCACCCTCTCAACCCACACCGCCTCGGTGGTGTTGAGGCCCGGCAACCAGACCGGCCAGATTGTCGAGGGCGATATCGTTCAGATCTACCTGCAGGTGATCACCAGCCGGGAGCCTGCAAGCGTGATCAATTATTTCTACGTGGTGGAATCGATTGGCCACAACATCGCCGGTGACGAGACGTTGAGCCTCAGCCACTTCCCGGTCAACTCAAGCGGCCAAAGCCTGATCGCCTTGGCGGTGGCCGCTGCGGTGGGCACCGGCACGATCCTCCCCAGCAATCGGACCGGCAGCAGCTGTGACCTCCCTGGAGCAGCGGCCGACACCAGCGTGCCAGCCAAAACGACCAGCGGGACACCGTTCAGCGCCAGCAGCGCCGGCGGCAGCAGCGGCGGTGGTGGCGGTGTTGCGCCAGGGTTCAACCCATACGGGCCTGGCGGCGCACCCACAGACTCGCCACCGGCGCCAACCCCTGGCACTGGCCCGCCGACACCAACCACCGGCAGCCGGGTTGCCAATGGCGGCGGCCTGATCCCCCCCACGGATGGCACCAACTCAGCCGGCGGCACGGCGCTATGCCCCAATGGCTACGCTCGAATCAGTGGTTTCATAAGTGGCGGTGCGGTAGTCTCCGGCGTTGGGTTGTGCGGGGGAGGCCCAGCATTTATTGCAACAGACTTCCCTAGCTTTAGTTATGTAGCAACAACCACCGCAGGGATTTTTACGGTTCAGACTTGGCGAGTCAGATGGATTGATCCAGACAACGGTCCACAGGAGTACGAAGCCTCTAGCGTTACATCGAATGTACCGTCAGAGCCTTTTGATTGCCGGTTTACGATTGCTGCCACCTCTTATTCCTGCAGGCTTGACGACGGATCAGCCGGGCCAACTCTGCCTTTCCCGAGCTGATGGCCACCTTCCCTCCCCTGATCCCGTCCGAGGCGCCGATCGCCCCCGGCGCCTGGCCCGCCACGGCGCACAAGAGCCTGAACGGCGCCGAGTCCAGGATCCGGCATGGCTCAGCGCCGACTGGGGGCCGCTGGAGCCCAGCTTTCGTCAACATCACAGAAGCCGACTACCTGGCGATCTTGGCCCACTACCGGGGGCAGCGCAGCGGCTTTGATCCGTTCGGGTTCAGCACCACCACGCTGGCCGCCGATCGCACCCCCGCCGGGTTCGCCTGGCTCTATGCCGGGCCGCCGCGGGTTGTCGATCAGCACGCGGACTGCTTCACGGTGCAGTGTGAGTTCAGGTGCGAGCCGCGGGGGCTGGTGGTGACGCCGGGGAAGGCGTGGCGAACTGGGGCCACAACGCTCACGGTGGGAGCTAGAGATGGCGGAATTGTCTATGGCCCGACGGTTGCATGGGTGACCGCGGCAACGACCTTTGCGCCAGGGAGTAGAAGTGCCTCGTCCTCTTCCCTGCTTCTGCACATGGATGGCAGTGACGGCAGCACAACATTCATTAACAGCGGAGGCAGTGGAATCACCGTTACTGCCTACGGTAACGCTCAGATCAGTACAACAGATCCAAAGTACGGCAGTGGCAGTCTTTTGCTTGACGGATCCGGCGACTACCTGCAAACTGTGGCTAGCTCTATTCTGCAGTTTGGCACTGGTGACTTCACTGTTGAATGCTGGGTGAACGTTATTTCGGGTACAAGCAATAACGGTTTATTTACGTTTGGTAGCCCAAGCAGTGGGTTAGCTGTTGGGATCTATGAAGGTCAGTGGTTTTTAGATAGAGGAGACGGGAACAGTTTTTCAATGGGCGCTGCAACAACAGGATCATGGCAGCACTTAGCCGTGACGAGAAGCGGCGGCAGTCTGCGGTTTTTCATTGCTGGAACGCAAATAGGCGCAACCATAAGCACCTCAATCGACCTCACAGGCAACCAGCTAATAATAGGATATTACTATAGCAGCGGCTTTGCGATCAATGCTAGGGTCGATGAGTTTAGAGTTACGAAAGGAACCGCCTTGTATACCTCGACATTTACCCCGCCAACTGGGGCATTCCCTGATACCTAACATGCTCTCAGACTCCCGAGGCTGAATGGCCAGCATCATTTACGATTCCTTCCTGGCTGACATGGCCAGCGGGGCTGCCAACACCTCGCACAGCTACAAGGCCATGCTGGTGACCGGCTCCTATGCCGAGGATCGGGGCGCCCATAGCAAGCGCAGCAGCATCACCAACGAGGTCAGCGGAACCGGCTACACCGCCGGGGGCGTGGCGCTCACTCTCACGGCCAGCCTCAACACCACCACGCACGTTCTCACGCTCACAATCCCGGCGGTGAGCTGGCTAAACAGCTCCCTGACGGCACGTAAAATGATCGTCTACCGGGCCCGCGGCGGCGCCAGCAGCGCCGATGAGCTGGTGTGCTGCATCGACAATGGCACTGATCTGGTGAGCAGCTCCACCACCATGACCTGGAACGCCAGCACCTGGACGCTCCCCCTCCCCGCGCCGGTCTGATGACGATCTTCCCCTCCATCGAGCCGCTGAAGCGCTCCTACGACCTGGGGGCGCATCCAATCAGCACGGCCAGCTTCAACAACGGGGACGAGACGCGGTTCCTGCATGGCACCGTTGCGGTGGACGTGCCCATGGTCCTGGGCTTCCCGGCCCTGTCGCTGACCAAGGCCCGGCAGATCACCGGCCACTTCGACGCCCACGGTCTCACCCGGTCGTTCACAATCCCGGTTCATCTCTGGCGCATGCACAGCAACCGCTACGACGTGGTGCCGATCGGGTTTGTCTGGCGCTATTCCGGCCCTCCGGAGGAAACCCCATTGGACGGGGGTCTCTACGACGTGGCCGTGTCCCTGCTCTCTGTTGGATGACCCCATGACCAACCTCACCACCGCATCAGTCCGCGCCGCCGTCGAGCACGCCGTCAAGGCTGGCAAGCTGGAGCCCCATCAGCTGGCTGCGTTCTCGGCCCTGGATCAGGCTCTGACGCCTGAGCAGCGCCGCGCTTTTACGGCGGACTGGAGGGCCGCGGGCAGCCCGGCGGCGGCACCGAAGCCGCCAGCACCCGAGCCGCAGCGGGTCGGGCTGGTGGGGCCGAAGAGGCGGCCCCACCTGAAGCCCGGTGATCACCACCTGGTGATGGACGACCGGGCCGAAACGATCGCCGCTTTTGATCACAAGGGGCAGCAGCTCTGGAAGGTGGCGGCCCTGGCGCGGGGGCAGTCCACCGAGACGGACTGGAGATCGCGCAGCAGCGACACCCCGCCGGGGCTTTATCGCGTCGGCGCCATCTATCGGGATTACGAGGCTGATCCGACCACTACCTTCTCAATCGATCGGCGTTCCTATGGGTGGTTTTCGTTCGACCTGGAGGGCATGGAAGGGCAGGAAGGGCCAGGCAGCCGGGACGGGCGGGACGGCATCATGATCCACGGGGGCGGCACCGCCTGCGGATGGCCTGGCGCGTGGCTGCCACTGCAGCCGCTCCATCCCACGCTCGGGTGCATTCGGATGCACAACAAGGACCTCAGGGATCGCGTGCTCCCCTTGGCCCAGATGGGGACCATCTATGTGTCGGTCTGGCAGGAAGGCGGCTGATTTGCCTCCGCCACCCCATGCGGAAGCAGCCTGGCGGTGATCATGCTGCGCAGCCTGAGCTGAACAGGTCGGGCTGAATCGCTTTCAGCGACTGGGACGCGACGCGGTGCCAGTGGGGGCAGCGCTCAATGCCGATGAACTCCCGGCCCAAGGCAAGACAGGCCTGGCCCGTTGCTCCGCTGCCGGCAAAAGAGTCGAGCACTAAGGCGCCGGGCCTGGTGCTGCTGCCGATGATGTGCCGGAGCAGTGCCTGAGGCTTCTCGCATGGGTGCTTCCCTGGCCGTGCCTGAACAGTGCGGAAGGTCCAAACATCGGTGAACGGATCAAAACGGGTGACGCTGAACGGGCGCCGGAGGTCCTCGTACTCGCGCCGGAGGTCCTCGTACTCGCGCCGGAGGTACTCGTAGCTGAATAAGTCCTGCAGCCAGGCGTAATTCTCGGCCGTGGGCAAAGTCCACTGAACACGGCTGAACCAGTGCCCCGCCATCCCGGTAACTGTGCGACTGCCGGACTTGGCCTGGAAGGCTTCAGCCACCTGCCGAACGGTGAAGCCAGCCGCTTCGCGCTCGCTGTCAAGGTAAAGCCGAAGCCGCTCAAACACGAACCCCCGCAATCTATCGCAGGCGCCGCTGTAGCCGCTTCCGTCCATAGCCGCGCCATCCGCCCCGAACTGCTCGGCAAAGACGATGCGCTCGGTGGCGGGAAAATAGGACCGCAGGCTTTCCTTGCACGCACGATTGTGCATAGCAAAAGGCTTGGACCACACCAGCGAGTTCAGCACCTGGAACCGCCGCCCCAGCATCACCTCAACCCGTGCCGCCATTTGCGGGGAGGCAAAGCAATAGAGCGACCCGTTAGGCCTGAGAACCCGTTGCCATTGCTCGGCGACCTGATCTAGCCAAATCAAGAAAGCCTCTGGGTTGTCCCATTGGCGATCCCAATCCTCTCCCTTGACGCGGTAGTACGGCGGATCGGTCACCACCGCATCCACGCTGCAATCGGGCAGGGTGCGCAACACGTCGAGGCAGTCGCCAAGGTGCAGGGCCAGCGTCACGCCTCCACCCCCCCCCATGCGGCAGCAGCCTGGCGGCCACGTATCGATGCCGCACACCGCACTCCCCGAGGCGCTGGTTTGCCCGGTGGACTGCGGTGGCGGTGGCATGGGTCGAGTACAAGACCATGCCGGTGTCACGGTGCAGCAGCACGTAGGCCTCGACGGGCTCATCAGACTGAGGAGGCTGAGCTGCTGCGGTGGTCATGGTTGAGGGCGAATCTGTGTGGCTCGATCCCGATGTCAGCCCATCGGCGGCTTGGCACTTTGAGGCGGCCCGGCGGGCGGTGCCGCGGCTCTCGCGTGAAGAGCTGGAGCGGCAGCTCACCCTCAGTCTGGCGGCCCAGGTGAACGGGGCTCAGGCACTGAAGCAGCTGCTCGAGCGGCTGCGAGAGCTGGAGGCACAGGTGGCGGCGCTGGAGCGGCCGGGCCGTGGGGTTATGGGGTGGCTGCGGGGGTTGGGAAGCTGAGGCATGACTCCAGCTCCAGCACCCGCGCCAGCGGCACCATCGCCACCTGAGGCACCACGGCATTGCCCAGCGCCTTCAGGCGGTCCACCCGACCGGATAGCCCATCATCTCCTCGACAAAGGACGGGTTCAGATAGGTAGCTGCGCCAGTCGGGAGACAATCGGGCAATCGCTGCGGGCCATGGCGCCCTGCTGCCTCCCAGTTCGTCCGGCCTTTCCAGTCGCTGGCGCATGGAGTCAGGAGTTGCGCAGCAATCGCCAGCGGCATTCCCATCCCGTTGCCGTTCATCCTTATGGCTTTGACCCGCTCCCGCCTGGCCAGCCACGTCTCCGTGCGTTCTCCGTCGTTTGCCAGGCAGGCTGATGGGGTCGGAAGCATTCGCCCAATCACTGTCTCCAGATTCGGAAACCGATCGCCCTCGATGTTGCCCCTGCTGTTGACCGAAGCCGCCGTGGCTGAGCATGTTCTTGGTGTGGGCAACATCGCAATGAAATCCTCCAGCCTGCTTTGATGGTCCCCGATCGCCTCTGGACTCCGGAGGCGGTGAAGCATCCCTTGCGCGGCCCTGGGCGTAGGCAACGCACCACCAGCGGTCCCGCTGATGGCAGGCACCCACAGCCGCTGCCGGTATGCACGCCCATTCAGCGTCATACCCTGCCTCGGCCAGCGCTCCGAGAACGTCGTCCATCCCTCGGTAAGTGATCGCTGCGACGTTCTCCAAGACGACGTAGCGCGGTCCCACAAGGCAAACGACTCTGAGCAGTTCGTAGAAAAGGCCCGATCGGCTGCCAGCCAGGCCGGCGCCCTTCCCGGCTTGGCTGATGTCCTGGCAAGGGAATCCACCGCAAACAATGTCGGCTGAATTGGGGGGGGGTTGGAAGGTGCAGATGTCATCGTGAATAGGAACAGTGGGCCAGTGTTTGGCGAGGATGCGCTGGCAGAACGGCTCACGCTCCACAAACTGCACGGTTTCAATCCCGCCCAGCCAGCGAGCGGCGAGGCTGAAGCCGCCGATACCGCTGAAGGTGTCGATCATGCGGAGACTCATGGGTTCAGAGTCGAAAGTCCGAGGCTGAGCTGGCAGCCCTCTACCGCCCGGCATGGCTCCTACAGATGCGGCGGCGGACCCAACGGCCTCGGCCTGGGCTTCCGCCTCGCCACCGCCACCGGCACCGGCTCCCCCCGCATCTTGGCCATGGCGATGGCCAGCAGCTTCCGCACCTCGCCTTGAGAAACGGCCTCCTGAGCGGCGAGCTGAGAGAGGGTGCGACGCTGCCCCTTCAGCCCCCAACGGCCGCCGATCAGCCGGAGCTCGATCGGGTCCAGGCACATCAGCCGGGCGTCCAGCTCCTCGGCGTCAAACCCTGGCCCCGGCGTCGGCGCGGCGAGCGTCTCGCCTAGGTCGCGGTCGTTCCCGGGGACCGGAGAATCCAGCGACAGCAAGCTGGCCACGGACAGGGCGGCCTCCAGCAGGTGAGCGGGACAGGCCCCGTTCCTGCGGCCACGGAGGGCGGCGTGAGCCGGGCCTGGGAGCCGAATCGTTTTTTCGTCCAGCTCCCCTTTGTCAATCGCCTGGCGGATCCACCAATAGGCGTAGGTGGCGAAGGTGTAACCCCTGCTGGGATCAAACTTCTCAACCGCTCGCGCCAGCCCGAGCGAGCCGCTCTGGAACCGATCGATTAAGGGCGCGTCGTGGCAGGAGCATTCCTTGGCGACCGAGGCGACCAGCCGCAGATTGGCCGACACCATCCGATCGCGGGCCCGGAGGCCCCGGCGGCGGACTGCTGCAGGGGCCTCGTCAGGGCTGGGCTCCCAGTCCTGCCACCTCCTCACCAGAGCGCCGAGGTGGATGGCCTCGGCGGCGGAGAGAAGCGGAACCCGGCCGGCCTGCCCCAGCCAATAAGCGATCGTGTCATCGCCGGTAGAGGCCATGGATCAGGGCGGCGAGGGGGAGCCCAGCACTGCCACCACGCCGAGCACGATGGCGAGCCCCCAGAGGGGTGGGTGCATCAACCCCACGGCCATGGCGACCAGGGCCAGCAGGATCGCCAGGACTGCAAGGCCGGCGGTAGGCCTGTCCATCAGAAGGGGGGCTCGTCGCCGAACTCGTCGTGGTAGCCGTCGGCGGCGGCCACGCTGTAGCCCTCCTGCTCCTCGAAACCTTCGGCAACCTCATCGCCGCTAGTGTCTTCGCGGGGCACAAAGGAGACAACCTGGCACGCTTTGGGATGAAGAGAGATCCCAACATCTTCTTTCCAGCCTCCAACAGTGAATCCAATAATCATCTCGGAACCGTTGCCAATTTCTTGCCCGTTCCAGGGTTGCTTTTTTGCGTCAACCAGTCGAGGCCCTTTGCTCAAAGTGCCGTCGCTATTCTCGAATCGGTTGGTTTTGAATTTGACGCGAGTTGTACCATTGCCAAGGCTGAGCCAAGGCTTACCGTTCTCGGCAGATTGGCGCTTGGTGCCGTAAAGAGCTACAAACTCTGATTCAAGTTTGTCCAGAAAGGCTTTATGGGCTGGGTCGGCGTCGGTCAAAATTAACTCGACACTGTAGCTCCATTTGTCTTTGTAGAATCCAGCATGAACCAGGCGCGCATAACGCACCGGAGCCTTGGGGCTGTAGAAAGTTTCGGATGCCATGAGATTCAATCCAGAGGGGGAAGAGGTTTGAGGCCCGCAGCCAGGCGGATCAGGTGGTGGGCCGCACCGGCCCGGCTGAGCCGGTGCTTTTTTGCCAGCTTGAGAACTGCGGCCGCGCTGTCAGATCGGAGAGTGACCATGACGGTGAGAGTGGCCTCTGCGCGCTTTTGGGCCCTTCCGTAAACCCGCCGGCCATAAAGAACCGTGGGCCCATCGGGGGGCGGCAGTGAGCGGCGCCGGGGCTTGGACTCGGGAGCCTGATCATCCATCGGCGTGCCACTGCCAAGGGGTGGCCGGGTGGGCGGTGAGGGTCATTGGCACCAGCTGGCAAACGGCCAGGTTGATGCCCAGCCGCTGCACCCGGGCAGCGGCCACGTGGGGGTCAAGCAGCCACCATGCCCACTCCAGCCGGTCGGTCCAGATCCCTTGCGGGTCCAGCCACCGCCCGTTGCGGTGCTGCACCACCCAGCCGTGGCGGGTGATCGAGGAGTTCGTGGAGCTCTCGCTGATGGCGTTCGAGAGTGTCGATGGCTCGGGAGTGGTGGAGCAGGTGGCCGACCAGATCGGGACGGGCCTGGGAGCCAACCTGGTGCCGGAGTCGCAGTAGCTCTCGTTGGTGGGCATCAGATTCAAGTTGCAGCAGGTCGATGGCGCGGGTCAGGCGGTTGCGGCTGTGAAGTGGATTCATGGGGCCACGCCCCCCGAGGCCTCGATACTCCAGCGGTCGCAGAACTCCATGTGCCGAACCTCGGTGATCAGCGGGGCGATGGCCTTGGCCTCCCGGGGCACGCGGAAAGCGTCGCGGAAACTGATCGTGAACTTATTGCGCTGGTCCGCCGACAACGCCTTGATCATCCCTACGCAAACCGCCTTCTGCTCATCGGTGAGTGGCTGGGTTGCATCGGGATCGGGACCGGCCGCCACCTCAGCCACGACCACGCCACCGGTGGCGGCGGCCAGGGATTCGGCGGCGAGCTGGGCGGGGGCGGGGGCCATTGCAACGCGGCCGGCGGCGGCAGTGGCGCCGCCGGCAGGGGTCGCCTCGTGCTCAGGGCCCAGCGTGATCGCCTTTTGCTCCGGCTCAGAAGCCTGAGCAGCCAGGATCGCAACATCGTGCGCCAGCGGGTGCCCGAGCAGCCCCGCCAGCAGGGCTGAAATCGATTGGCCATCGGCCTCTCTCTCTGCCCCGCCCTTGTGACAGAGCACGACCTGAAAGGCGGCTACCTCTGATGGCCGGGCATACCAGGAGAGTCCGTGCTCGCTGGCGCGGCGGGCATCGGCGGCGAGCGACTCTTCGCGGGGGCCCGCCTGAAACTCCGCCAACGCCGCAGAAAACGCGGCATCAGCGTCGAAGGCTCTTATGGCCAGTTCAGTGGAGAGACTTGGCTCCATAGGTGGGGTGCAGACCCCTAGATCTTAAGCCATCGGAAGCCTGAGCGGCAAGGAATCCGCTAAGCGCTAAGGTGATTGAGTCACCAGGCGCGGGCGCTGCCCCCTGGAGGCTTCCACAGCATTCCCCACCATGACCACCATCGCCTGGGCCCTGGCCCTGCTGCTGCTCCCTGTCCTGCTGCTCGCCTGGGCACTCGAAACCGACCGCGACCGGGCCCGCCGCTGGAGGCGCGAGGGGGTCAGTCAGCGCGAGATCGCCCGCCGGTTGGATTGCTCCCGCTGGCGGGTGCGGCAGCTGCTGGGGTGATTGCGACGATTCGTGAACTGGCCACCAATGGGCAGAGCAGGCCGTCACGCATGGGTTACAGTGTGTGCATCGGGGGGAGAGATCCCGCCACCACCCACCAGCAGCCATGACCATCGCACTTCCCACCGTCACGATTGAAGGCATCACCTACCAGATCATCAAAGAAAAGGATTTCACCGTTACTCCCGACATGGCGGGCTGGTGCAAAACGCCCATCACTCGGCAATCGCTGATCCTGAAACGCCCTCGCGGCAAGCGCTTCTACAGCGCTGTTCGCTACGAGTCCGGCAAATACAGCTCTGCCATTTGACCCCCCACGGCCCGCCGGAGCCTATCCGGCAACCCATTCCACTGCATTGCCTTCAATGACTGTCCCAACCGTTGACGACGTTTTGGCACGCACGCACATGGGCGGCAACTCCCACGAATGGGGCGCCGATGGCGGCGTGATCCGCGTCACCCGGCGCCGACTGCGTTCGGCTCTGGAGGATGCCTACGACCCGACCATGCCCGATTGGCCCGCCATGGTGGAGATTGGCGATGCCTGACCCCGATTCACCGCCACCAACCCTCAGCGACTACCTAGCCATGGCATCAAGCCCAATCGCCCCACAGCCTTATCAGAAAAGGTTTTTGGCCGCTCTTCAAGACGGCAGCAGACTTGAGACCAGTTCAGAGCGCTGGAATAGAGAAAGACGTCAATCCTTAGAAAGCCTGCAAGCCGCCGCCAATCAGCTGGTGGCAGCCTTCCGCCCCGTTGGCATTGCAGCCCGTCGCGCTGCGGCCAGGCTCGAGCCGCTGTGTCGCCTACTTATTGGGGCCAAGCGAGGCAGCCCCATCGGCCGCAAGCGGCGCGCACGCCGCGCCAGGGGAAGGCGCTGATGTCTAACGACCCCACCGGCGCCGCCCGCAGCCGCCGCTACCGCGAGCGACAAGCCGAGATCGCGGCCATGCCTGACGACCCCACAACTCCCGCCATGAACCTACAAAGCTGTGACAACTGCGGCGTCGTGCTTGACGCTGACAAGCTAATTTTTCCTGATCAAAAGAACTGGTGGCGTGAAGACGGAACCTACGACGAGTCCATGTCAGCGTGGGATTCCTGGACGATGACGCAACGGGCCAAGATTTCATGCCCAGCCTGTGGTGCCAACATCCTGAAGCTGCCCAGTGAATGACCCCACCGCCGCCGCCCGCAGCCGCCGCTACCGCGAGCGGCAAGCCGAGCGGCTGCCCCCCGTGGTGCGCGTGCCTTGCCAGGCCTGCGGCACCCTCCACACCGGCAAGCACGACCCCTG